TACATGCCAATGCAAGAAGGTATGGAGAATTACTATGATAAATGGATGGCAGAGTATCTGAATAAACTTGGTAAGAAGTATGGTGGAGTTGTTGAGGATATTCGAGTTTTAGGGACTAAAGTTGATGTCCCTAGGAATCAGGATTTTATTACCATTAAAGTAAAATTAGATAACGGAGATTTTTATATTCTCTATGATGCCCCCCGCGCAAGAGTTTTGCAATTAGATGGCACTCTTGCCGATTCCCAAGGAGGGGGAATCCATGGGGGAGAAATGCTCTATAAATCAGAGCGAGAGGCTTTGGCAGCAATACCAGATGTTATTAATAACATTGGAGATGCAAATAAGATTAAGATTCATGGATTTAAGTTTACTGATGAGTTTAAGAAGTTTGCGGCAGAACCTAAGCCTTTGTACATGGTAGATAAAGACGGACTGAAACGCGCTGGCATCATGTTCCAGAAAGATGGTAGGGGGCTGATTGCGGGTTTTCTCAAGAAGGGGAACACCCCGCTCGATGCCCTGCATGAATTGACTCATGCTGCCATTATCGATATCGACAATAAGGATTGGAACGTCCTATCCAATTGGCTGGAGAACTTACCCGAACACCAGAAGGTTTCCATTACTGGTGGAGAGTTCCGCAACTTCCACGCTCAGGTAGTAGATGGTACAATCTCTCCCGAGAACTTTGCCAAGTATGAGCGGGCACAGGAGAATATCAATGACGCCATCATCAAGACCATGGTGGAAGGTACAATGCCAGTATCCCCTGAGGTTCAAACCGTTCTGCAGAGGATAGTGAAGTGGATTAAAGAATGGTACGACAAGATGATTGCGGGTGGAAGATTCGAGATTGAAGTTCCAACCGAAGTTCGTCGCGTCTTTGGTAAGATGTTTGGCTCGATTCCCGATGAGCCCGTAGAGGGTGCATTTGAAATGACGGACGACCTGGCAGAGTTCTGGAAGACTTTGCAAGCCAGTGGTCAGGTGTCAGATGATGCAGCACTTGATATGACAGACCCCAATACATTCATTAAAACAGCCCGACAGAAAGCCTCCCAAGCAGATATGAGTGGAGACCTGAACAGTCGAGACTACTATAATGACATTGCTAACAATGTAGAGGGTTGGACCAATCAACTGCAGGATTACCTCAGCGCCGTTGCGGGTAAGCCAAAAGTAACCCAGAAGATTCCTCCAATCCCCAAGGCTAAACTCCCCCTGGAATATCAGGAGTGGTACAGCCTTAACAAGGAAGCCAGTGTAACCATCTCCAGGTCTCAGAAAGCCCTCCTCGCATGGAAGGACTACCTCGTAGATATGACGAAGAAGGCAGCCAAGGGAGACCCCGATGCATTCTTCTTCGGTAAACAAACCGACCAGTTCTGGGATGAAATGGGCAAGTGGGCGGCCTCTACTGCCAGCGACTTGCAAGAAATGCGTAATACTGCTAAGTTCGGTGGTACCTGGGGTGGCAAGAACATTAACAGTGCTCTGACCCAGATGAACAATGCTATGTTGGATTACACCGATTCAACGACATTCGATAGTTTCATGAGAAATATCTATCCCTTCTGGATGTTCCCGTCCCGGTCTATCCCGTTCTGGGCTAAGACCTTAGCCTCACATCCTCAGATAGCAATATGGTATCAGAAGTACCTGATGATGTCTGAGAAGATGCAGTACCAGAATGGTCTCATTACCTCAACAGGTGAGCCTCTACCCTCATTCCGTGGGTATATCAAGCTACCTGGAACTAACATTTGGATAAACCCGACAGCGGCTTTGTCATTCCGTTATGTGTTGAATCCCATCATGGGAGCAACTTCTAGTGATAATCGATTTGTAGATGATGAGAACACGGAACTGGGACCGCTGGAATCTGCTATCCAATCTATCTATACCATTGGACAGGATTATGGATTCCAAATCAACCCCTTCCTGCAACTGCTGCCTCCAGTACAGAACACACTGGGAGATGCAGTTACCTCAACGCAGAACATCATTCCGCAACTGGACCTTATGCCATTACATTGGAGAGAGGCAGTCTTGGGGGATTTGGGCAGAATGAAATACCCCAACTTGGCTAACATGGTAGCAGCCGAAGTCCCATGGAAAGATTACTTGGTAGAGAATGCCGCATTGAAGGATGTCTTACAGCAGATTCAACTGGCAACCGGAGATACAACTAAACAGTATCAACTGGCCATGGACTATCGTAATATGTTAATGACAGTGGACGAAGATGGAAAACCTGCAAGACAGACCAGCTCAATGTGGAAGAAGTATGAGCGGCAGGTCGAAGACTTGCAGTTAACCCAATCCTGGGTATCCCAGTTCACTGGTATCTATGGTAAGCCATGGACAGATGCAGATGCCGCCCTGTTGCAACTCCGACATGAGAATAACCTGCTGAGGAATATGATTAATAATAACATCGGGGCTTACCTGTTTGACCTCGCCCCGGACGCCTCAACTCGCTATGAAGATTACCTGCAGAAGCGGTATGAATCTCCCGAGGGATTGCTCTACTCCTTGAGTCAGGCAATCCGGTATGTTACCGATGAGTCCGGCGATGCAGTGAAAGACCCCAGGGAACGCCTCGAGATTCTCAATGAACGCTTGGCGCAGGACGTCCTCAATGAGGATTACTATCGACAGGCCAAGGAACTTCGCATGGAGTATGAAGCAGCCATGGCTAAGGTACCTATCGGGTCTCCTTATGACATCACTGAACCGATTCGCAAAGCCTATTATCAAGCTAAGGGTGAGTTAGACAGCAACCCTCTATATGTGAATCGAGAGAAGGTTACATGGTCCCCAATAAACAAACCAGAGGAAGCTATGCTTGACCACTATCGCTTCAATTGGTTCCAAACACTTCGGGGAACTTTCCCGCCATTTGATGTAAACAAGGAAACCTCTGAGGAATATGCAGCCCGCAAACTTGCTTGGGAAGCCTCTCTGTCGAAACAAGCCAATACCCTGGCAGCGCAGTATAGACTTCAAATAGAAAAGGATGTGGTAACTCTCTTCCCCTTAACTCCATGGGGGCAAGCTATGAATGCATCCGGTGTTGCAGGTACAGACCTTGCCGATAGAATCATCCAACAACTGATGTCAGAAACGACTGTAGAGGGAATGCAATCCTACTACCGCAAGAATGACACCATCAATGATGCTTTAATGGCAGCCTACGATGCCCTCTATCTGGATATCTACATTCGAGATGTCCTGAGCCAGAGCGGAGATAAACGGGAAGTGGCATTACAGAACTTCAACACTAAGTATCCCGTATCCTACCTGACCCCCCAGACCCTGGCGAAGTGGGTAAACTCACAGCCGGATTATGCCGGAAGATGGACAGAAGCAGAACTTGTTCGGGCCTACGCGCAGGCGGGTGTGACAGACATTGAACAGCGGCAGGAGATAGGTAAGACTATAGAAGAAACCAAAGTCTCCCAAGCCTTTGATGTGATGTCATGGGCAGACCCAGGCAAGGAGTATTCCGCTTTGCTTGCAGAAGCTGAGAAGCTGGGAATCGATGATGGATTCATTCCATTACTCTATGCCCCAGGTGGAAGTTCAGTGTTGGCTCTCCCCAAGAATCAGGAGTATCTCAATACCAACCTGGACATTCTCCAGAGAGCTGCAATGAAACTTGCTATAACTGCCCCAACCGGAGCTCAATTAACTCTTCGCATTCAGGCTCGAGATGAGAATGAACTGATGAAAGAGAAGGCAATGCAGGCCCTCGGACCTACTCTCTTTGAGGATATGGGAGTGTACTACGCTGGTTCCTATGCAGACCAAGCAGAGTATCGGAAACTTTACCCTGAGAAGTATGCAGCCATCAAGCAGTATTCCGCCTTCAAGGATACCTTCGGAAAGATGTATCCCATCTGGAAGATGTTCTATGACCCAGATACTAAGAAGACCTCAACGGGTGGCGGAGGCTCTGGTGGAAGTTCTAGCGGCAGTTCATCTGGTGGAAGTAACGGTTACTCTTCAAAATCAACCAAAGGACTGACAGTAACGGGAGATTCCTCGCTTGACCTGAGTTACAAACTGAGAGATGATTTCATACAGATGGGCAAACGCTCAACCCTGTTCGCCAACCAACTGCTTAGTGGTACTAGACTTGGGGCAGGTGGAGTCGCAGGTAAACCGACATGGCCCAAGGAACTGATGGATGCCCTCGGAGATTTAATGATGGCAGAATTCATTAGAAGCATAGAGGCACAACAGCCCCTATCCCAAGCCGCAGTGAACTACCTGTCGAAGCTCAGGATTAATCACCCCGAGTGGACAGAGTATATCGATGAATTGAACAAGATGGTGAAGGAAGCTCAAAGTTCGACGTAATAAAACTTGCATTACCTATACGAAATTTGCTATACTACAGTATATATTATTCTTTAAGGAGGATTAGGAATGGACAATTTATTTGAAAGTCCTGTTACCGGACAGGATGCTGCCGCGACTGCTGCTAAACCAGCGGTGCCCGACAGCGGAAGTGCTACCCCAGGGGTGGCGACTCCCACCAACCGGGCAGACGAGGGCTTGAAGGTCGAAGAGATTCAGAAGAAGTATGAGCGAGACATTGCTCAAATCAAGAGTACCTTCGACAAAAAGGAAGCTGAACGACTCAAAGAAGCACAGCGCAAAGAAGAAGAGTGGAACCGTCGCTTGAAAGAGGTTGAGCTCAGGGGCATGGACGAAGAGGCCCGCAAGAAATATGAAGCTGAACACAAAGAGGATGAATTCCGCAAGTTAGCCCAAGAGAAGACCCAACTCCAGCAGCAGTTGGAGCAACAGAAAATGGTCTTGGACTACCAGAAATTCTTCATGGATAGAGGGGTGCCGCTTTCAGAACTTTCACTCGATAATGGGCCAGAGGAGTTAGCTCGGTCAGGATGGGAAGCCATCGGCAATCAGACTAAAAAACTGCAAGCCGAATTGGAAGCCCTCAAAGCCGGGAAAGCTCCACAACAAGATAAGGAAATTAAGGAACCCCCTGAAACCTTATCCCATGGTGATAAAACCCCATCAGCGACTTCATTAACGGATGCAATCAAGAAGTATGCAGCCGGAGACGAAGAAAGATTCTGGAAAGGTCTTGAGTCAGGAAGTATTCCTAAGTCCGTTCTACCCGCCAAAAAAGAATAGTTAATTAACCTAACTAATTCTATTGGAGGTGTTTCATGGCAAACATTAACACTACTGGTTTTGCGGACGCTATCAAAACCTTTTATGAACGGCGCTTGCTGACTCGGGCTTTCCCGCGTCTATTGCATGGCCGCTGGCTGGACCAGGCTCGCTTAGGCAAGTTTGGCTCTTGGGAAGCTCGCAAGTACGGCTCTCTTTCTGCCGTTACTACAGCTTTAACTGAGGGTACTACACCCGCAGAACAGGCCAGCCCCGCGCTGTCCAAAGTCACCATTACCCCGTCTTGGTACGGAGCTTTCGTTGCGTACACAGACGAAATCGATATGGTGGAGTACGACCCCTATGTGTCAGAAGTCTCAGCCATTCTTGGTGAGCAATGTGGTCTTTCCGCTGATACTATCATCCGTGACTACATGGTTGCTAACGCTACCATCGACTGGTCACATGATATCGCAGCCCGCGCATCCTTAGATGCCCCGAATGACAACATTACCTACAAAGACTTGCTCAAACAGATTGCCGCAGCGGAAGCTGATGGTATGCTGCCTGCCGACGGGATTTTCTTCCCTGTCATCATCCACCCACATACATTTTCAACTTTGATGCAGGACCCCGTGTTCGTGAACATGTTCGTTCAGGAAGACATGGGAAGCGACCCGATTCGCACTGGTTACATCGGACGGATTCTTCGGATGAAGTTCTACATGTCCTCGAATTCGAAAGAATATGCTGACTCGGGCTTGAACAGCACCGAAGACATCTACACGATGATAATCGTCGGCAAGGAAGCCATGGCCATTGTTGGCTTTGGTGGAACCCTGCCCAGCCTTGTTGACCAGGGCGGAGAAGGTGGTGGACCTCTCAATGGCAAGTCCATCAGCCCCGTTTCCCTCATCGGCAAGCCTCTCGGCTCTGCTGGTGCGAATGACCCGCTGAATCAACGTGGGACTATCGCCTGGAAGATGTCCTTGGGTATCGGTGTTCTGAACTCGGCCTGGATTCGTGTGGTTGAACACACCAACGACTTCTCCGATGAGTGAGAACTCTAAACTAACTTGCATGTTCTAGTCATTTGTGGTATAATATTCCTAAAGGAGATTATACCACATGACAAACCAACCAAGCACAGAACTTTACCAACTAAATAAAGAAACACTAGAAGCGCTCCTGCCAACCCATTCCACTCGGCAGATTCAAAAGATTTTCAATCTCTCTTCCTCATCAACAGTTTACTACTACATGAAGAAATGGGGATTGAAAGTTCCGGATGAACGAAAGAAAAAAATCTACCCTCCCATCGACGTTAAGTTGATGGTGCAGGAAGCCGAAAATGGAATGACTGCCAAAGAGATGAATGAGAAATATGGATGGTGTATGGATTCAATCTTCAATCATTATCGTAAGATTGGACACCCAGAAACCCCCCGAGACAGACTAAGATTGCAGGACCTGACAGATGAACAGAAACAACTTGTTATCGGTTCAATATTGGGAGATGGGTCGATAAGACCCAGTGGAATCTTCGTTATGTCTCAAGGCCATAAACAAGAGGACTACCTAAATTGGAAAGTGAAACAGATGTCTCCGTTTATGTTTTCGGTGAAAAGAAGTGATAGGTTTGATAAGAGAATAAACAAAGTTTCAATTGGCTACTTCTCTTACAGTCAAACTCACCCCTTCTTCATGGAAATGAGACAAAAGTTTTACCCACAAGGAAAGAAAATCTTCCCAGATTTTGGCCACCTCTCCTCTCTCACTCTAGCAATCTGGTATATGGATGATGGGACTTGGAACTACGGAAATGGGTTTTCCTATCTCTGTACCCAATCCTTCACTGAAGAAGAGAACCATAAGATTGTAGATTATTTCTTACAGAGTTATGGAATTCTCGCCAAGGTCTACAAGCAAGAGGGAAGATTCAAGATTGGAATGAATCGAGACGCTTCTAGTAAATTCTTTAATTTAGTCAGACCGTACATTCATCCATCGATGATGTACAAAATAACATAAATGAAAGTAACCATTACTTTCAATAATCTTTTAGGAGGTGTTTCATGGCTTTAGTTATCCCCTCAGTCGGCGAAACTTATGTTGGTGATGACCCCGCAATCACGAAAGTAAAGCGTATCACCTTCGGTGTGTCTTCGGGAAATCCCGATGTTATCACCGAAGCAACTGGAACTTATGCGCTGCTTACGATTCCTGCGGGCTGTCTCGTTACTGATGTAAGGGGCCGCGTTTTGGAAGCGTTTACCGCTTCTGTTGATTGTAATATCGGAGACTCCGATGATGTCGATGGCTACCTTGCAGAGGCAGTTCTCGCTTCTACTGCTTACTCCTCAGACACAGTGAATGTGCTGAAGAGAAACGTATCCGGGTTTGTTGATTCAACAGGTGCGGATGGTGGGCGTGTTTATGACATCGCACACAGTATCAATGTGGTTGTGTCTGCTGCAACCCCCGCCGTTGGTAAGGCTGAAATCTACGTCACATACGCCCTCGCCGGATTACTCTAATAGGAGGCAAACATGGCATCTAAAGATTTGAATACAGGGCCAACCTTTGCTCCTGGGGCTGGGATGACAGAACTCGTCCGCAATTCGTTTAGAATTGCCCGAGGCCCTGATATCGCAGGTGCGGCAGGTGCGGCTTCAACGGCTGGCACCACCACAACTATCGCCCTCTTCAAGGTTCCAGCGAATACATATGTTAAGGAAATTATCCTTGATGTACAAAATAAGCTGGCGACCTCTTGTAGGCAGGGCTTTACAGTTGGCGATTCCGATGATGTGGACCGATTCTTTGGCTCTTCAGGGTCTCTTGTTCATTCAGTGGGCGTAAAAAGCTCAGTGCGTAACATCACCCCGACAGTCGCCATGGGCGGCCACTTCTATTCGACAGCCCACACAATCAACGCCTATCGCAAGTCCAGTTCAAAGGGCACGACAACTGGCCACATCCACACGTATATCATATACGCGCCGAATATCGAATATTTCGATAAAGCATCGTAACTAGACTGGGGCCAGAGCCCTAAACTCTGGCCCCTTTATCTCTGGGAGCCTAATGCAATATCAACCACTCAATCGGGGCCTTATCAGTACCCGTACAGGAAAGAACACAGTAGCAATTGTTGGATTTGCAAGAAGTACTCGTCATCTCGTACCTTATGAAGACACAGCAACAGAGATTTGGGGAATTAATGATGCCTATCATGTAGAGGGGTTTATGAAGAGATGGGACAGATGGTTCCAACTCCACCCCATCAGTTATCTGGCAGTACAGGATAACTCCCCCAGGGATGCAGAACACCTTTCATGGTTGAGGGAGAACCACGATTTCCCAATCTACATGCAAAAAGAATATCCAGATATGCCTGCCAGTGTTGAATTTCCACTCCAGAAAGTCATGGAGAAGGTTGGCAGAAATTACATGTCGAGTTCTTTTGCTTTTATGTTTGGCCTCGCAATGCTGGAGGGGTTTGAAAGGATTGAAGTATACGGCTTTGATATGTCTACTTTTTCCGAGTATGCATCTCAACGCCCAAACACCGAATATTTAATCGGGCTTGCCGAAGGGAGGGGAATTGATGTCTATATCCCCAATCAATCAAATCTCTGTCGGGGTCCGATTTATGGATATGAAAATTTAGACATTTCGTTACGACAGGAAATGGAATACCTGCAACAGAGTTTAGAAGCGAACATTGCAAAACAATCAGAACAGTTTCACTTCTTGGATGGCAGAGCGAAACTCCTCGCCGAACTCTCAAAGAAATACCCGGAGTTGAAGGGGAGAGCCCGTAAGGTTGCTCAAGAAGCGCAGATGAAAGTTAATGAGATTAACAATACAATGGGCCGAGAGCAGATGACTCGGGAGTTAATGGGAATGCATGACGAATTAAAAAATAAAGAATTAAAACTAAAGGAGAACAGTTTATAATGTACGAACCGCTAAACAAAGGAATAAAATCAAAACGCACTGGAAAGAACACTGTAGCCCTTGTTGGCTTTTCTCAAGTTACCCGAAGTTTTATACCTTTTGACGATGAAGACACTGAAATCTGGAGTTTAAACGAAGCTGCAATACAGCCCTGGATGAAACGGTTTACCCGCTGGTTCCAGATACATCCAGAGGATAACTTCTCCAGACCCAATAATCCGAATGACCCCAATCACTTGAAATGGCTACAGGAGGCTAAAGGTTTCCCGATTTACATGCAGAAACAATATGATACGATACCAGCCAGTGTTGCACTCCCCTTGGATGATATCATTGAGCGGTACGGAAATTATCTGACAAGTTCCCTCGCGTACATGCTTACTCTGGCTATGCTAGAGGGCTTTGAACGAATTGAACTTTACGGATTCGAACTCGGAACCCGAACTGAATACCACTACCAGAAGGCCAATGCAGAATACCTCATTGGATTAGGTCGCGGACTTGGATTTGATATTTACATTCCACCTGCAGGGTCTCTCTGCAAGGGGAAGATGTACGGATTTGAATCAATGGATGTAGTCTTCCGCCAGAAGTTGGAGTATCGCAAGGATGGTATTGCATCGGAGATGTTATCCATTCGAGATGATGCTAAGGTACAACAAGGCATGCTAGAAGTGGTTGAGAAATTCTATCACGCTAATCCAGATAATGAAGACCTGAAGAAGATGTATGCTGACCAGAAAGAAGCCACTCGAATGGCCCTTGCCAAGATTAATTTTACCTTGGGTTGCTTCGAAGAAATCAAAGGCGCAATTGCATCTTACGATGACCACCTGGAAATTATCGGCGTAGCTGCCAAACAGGATTACACCAAATCAAAGAAGGTATTAGATGACTAAGAAAATTACTCCAGAAGTTTTGGAATCGAAACGGGATGTAACTCGGGAAATGGCTATTATGGACACCCCCATCCGCATGGATGGGGTAGGGGAAGACCCTGTAATTCAAAAGGTTGCCAGCCCAGAGTTTTCCAGTATGTCGAACAGTGAGGCTTTTGATGTTGTCATAGCCTTGCAGCAACTGCTCCGCGGCAACGCCAGTATCATGGCTAACCAGGATGGACTTGCACAAGAGCTGGCCGCAGTGAAAGCGAAGATGGCGAAGTATGACGAAGATGCCAGAAAGTGGGACACAGACCGCCAGAAGTTCTTGGAAGAGATAAACCGCAAGGCTGACAAACTGAGGGTAACTGACCCCAGCAAGAAAGCAGCCCTGGCAGCCGATGCCATGAACATGGAGAAAGACATTACAGCCCAGGTACGAGCCGAAGCAGCCGTAGCGCAGATGCAGTTCAAGCGAAGATGTGAAACTGCTCCAAGAGTAACGATTGTTTCTCCGGGGATTCAGGAGACTGGAATGATTGGGGACCAACCCGTTGCTCGAGTAGTGCCAGAGGTTATCCGCATTAAGAATGCTACATGGACACTAAAACCTAATGTGCCAACCGAAGTTCCTGACTTTGTAGCAAAGAGATATGAAAACATTCAGCGGGAGCGGGCTGAATTGGCTGAACGCCAGAGTGTATTATCCGCCGATAGAAATAACGGGAACATGACAGATGCCGCTACTGTGGCTGCAGACATGGCCCGAATTGATAAGAAGTATGGAACAGCGTCTGAGTCCATGTAATAGCCTAAGGAGGAAATATGGCAACTACTAAACAAGAGTTTAATGAGGACAATCTTCACGGGTACAAGCGCGTCCATTGGAATTGGGAGTGCTCCTCGGGCGGTGTTGTTACATCCCAGACTGCCGCTGTATTTGACGGGGCTATCATCAATTTCGTGACCAAGCCAGGCTCCGGCTCTGATGCCCCAACTGCCGCCTATGACATCACCATTACAGATGAACAGGGTATTGACCTGTTAAACGGCTTGGGAGCAGATAGGTCCGCCACTGCTCAAGAGAGTAAACACGCTGGAGATGGTCTTGGGGTTGCCCTCAATACCAAACTCACCTTAAACGTCGCCAACGCTGGAGACATCACCAAGGGCCAGTGCCGCATTGATTTAGTATGAACTTAGAATTTTATCTGTTTGGAATAGACACAGGCGGTGCGCATGGTTGATATAAAGAAGTTGATTGCTATGGGAGTGTTGGGGGGGTGGAAAACAGTGCCTATTCCATCGCCTGATTTTAGTTATGTCCCATTTACTATACAGAAACAAGGAAAATCTTTTCGAGTTAATCCGTCATTCAATTTACTTGCCTACTCCGGTATATCTGGAAGGGCATATTATGTTGACCCTGTTAACGGAAATGATGGCAATAATGGATTGTCGTGGAACGCTCCACTCAGAAATTTATATGCTGCTGCTGCAAAAGCAGATGTGGTAATAATTTATTGTGTTCCTGGTGAATATTGGTTCACAGCAAATAAAGGTGGATGGCGAGGTGGACTAGGAAACGCTAGTGCATTAATTTGTGTTGGAGGAGTAGCAACCATAAATAATGCCCATTCTCTTTCGTATACCACAGAGGACTCTCACTATAAAGCAACAATTACTACAGAAATAATCAATGTGTTTGATAATGCGAATATAGACGCAACAGGAAGAATGCTGTCCTATACAAAAAAGACAAGTGTGGAAGGGGTTGACGCTACGGCTGGTTCGTGGTGGTGGAGCTCCAACACCTTATATGTGCATACAGCCGATAACCGTGTTCCTGATGATAATATTCGCCCCTATGCCGTTACTTCTACGGGATTTTCTACGACAACCGAAAATAAAATAATCTATTTAGAAAATATAAAATTCTACGGTACGGCAGATAGGTTGGTACGAACTTACGCAAATGGTGCAGGCATACTTACGGCATATTTTAAGGGATGCACATTCTCTAATTGTAAACAGTACGATGCGTTTGATGTTGACGGGAATGTTGTGGCTATATTGCAGGATTGTATTGCCGAATGCTCAGATTTTGATGGGTTTAATTACCACGTAACTCCGTTTACTGGAGTTCCAAGAGTTATCGAAATAAACTGTGAGGGCAGACACAATGGAATAACAGGGTCTACCAACAATGGAAGTTCCGTTCACGAAGGGATTTTAGTTACACGAATTGGCGGAAAATATCACGATAATTTCGGGGCGAATATAGGAGATGTTGGTGGAGCAAAGTCATGGAATTTAGGCTCGGAAAGTTATGACTCCAAAACGACTACTGCAAATAGAAATTGTGGTTTTTTGGTTGCTAACGGCGGGGCAACGGAAATGTGGTGTGACACTTGTATATCACATGGCAATACCTATGACCTTTATGCAGAGATACAAAAGATATATAAACGCGATATGGTGGGCGCTTCAGAAGGAACAGCAAGTGGTGGCACAATAACAGCATATTAATAAAATAGTCAATTCGTTAGAATAAAGGAGAAACATGCCAACTTCAACTAGAGCACAACTAAGGCGGTTAGTCTGCACCGAACTGCAGATGCCCTTTATTCGCAGGACTGGGGGCTCTTCCACCATCACTGCCTCCCCCACCACAACCTCTTTCATTGACTCCAAACTTGTACAAGATTTGGACTACTGGAAGGGTCAGTGGTATTTCCATATCACCACGGGAAGCGTCAGGCTCATCACCAGATTTGATAACGCCTTGAAGAAAGTTACTCTCGAATATGCCACAACTGCAGCCCCTCTCGTTGCTGATGAGTATGAAATCCACTCCGTCTGGAATGCTTACGAGATTCATACTGCCATCAATCGCGCCATAGCAGATGCCTACCCCTCCTTCTTTGATGTTGTAACCGACGAGACCATGGTACTGAAAGAGGACACCCTCTCTTATTCTTTAAGTGCTCTTACCTCACTTCCTTGGATTATGACAAAGGTTTGGCTAGAACAGCCCGATTCTGTTATACGAGGGACTTGTACATCTGGTGCTGTTGGGTACATAGCCGACACCTCTGCAGATTTCACTGCAGTAACAACCAATTACAAGATGTCCATCTACGCAGGTACGGGCGCAGGACAGGTTCGCAGTGTGACCTCCAAGACCGGGACGACTCAGTTAAATACCTCAACTGTTTGGACAACTGCCCCAGACTCTACTTCCAAGTATGCAGTGTGGGACCCAACCGAACAGACAAATGACTGGAAACGATTACAGGATGTGCGCTTTAATGCTAAGGAAAACCCCACCATTATGTACCTAACCGACAACTACACGGGCAGAGAGGGTGCGAGGATTCGCTTGGAGTACATCTCCATTCCAACTGCAATGACGGTTGAGGGCTCCACCACTACCATCCCGCAGGAATTCATTCTCCATAAAACATTGCACTACCTGTACTCCCAGAAGATTAATGATAATCGGGCAGACAGGCAGCGATACATTGACCTGCAGACCTATCATTTTAATCAGGCTGAGATATACCGACAAGCACACGCCTTCAACATGCCAGAGGCTACAATGTGGACTCCCTCAATTGGCGGTTCAGTCCGTGGAACTGGTGTAGATGGCAATCCGATTGGATGGTAAATAGATGACCCTAGAACTTGGTGACGTTAAGATTAATGGAAAACCCTACCGCATCGATGTGCAGTCCTATCGTGGCAAAGATGTCGTAGATTTCTCTCCCAGAGCTTCAACCCCTGGGGGTGGAGTCATACATTCTGACCTCATGCTTTACCAACCCATGCTCCAAACCAGTTGGCAGCATGGTTTCGGCTTCTCTTGGTACAGTGATGCCTTAGGCTACCTGAAAACTGAAGGCAATATCGACACCCGACAGGAAGGCATAGTCACACTGTTTACCAAGGCAACTTCATCTGATACCTATGACTCCAACAAACTCGGAGGGGTTTTACATAAAAATAAGTTTTACACCTGGGGCAACAAGGGCGTCCGGCGTTTCGATGGTGAAGCGTGGGAAGAGGTCCCTTACTTGTCCCCCACTGGAATTGTTAATACGATGTTCTCAAATGGAGAATATTTATTCGCTGTGCCCTATAATGGTAGAATTCGAAAGTCCGCCAACGCGGGATTACTAACTGTCAGACCCAATGAAACCGACTCCAATGATGCCTACATTGACGAAGCCAATGCAACCACAAACTATGGTACAACCAGTTCCTTACATGTAGGAACTGACGCCGCAATCAAACACCGTAAGATTTTGCTCAAACCCGCAGTAACTTCCCTCCCTGTTGGGCACACCTTAACGTCAGCTAAACTTCGCCTGCATTGTAAATCCACCACTGGAACCGCACCCGCATTGAAGGCCCATCGAGCACTGCTTACTTGGACAGAGGCGGGAGTTACTTGGAATAAATATGATGGTTCCTCCGACTGGACTACCGCAGGAGCGGCAGCCTCTGGAACTGATTATGCTGCTGCAACACTGTACAGTGGGACTCCTACCAAAGACCGTAATAACTTTATCGTTATGGCTTTAGACCTGACTGAGTTTGCCTCCTTAATTGCTTCAAACAAGGGTATCCTCATTTGGGAAGAGGGGATAGCAGCCAGCAATTCGTGGGAATTCTCCTCTGCTTCTGACCCCAACGAGGCCCTCCGACCAACCTTGGAACTGGAATATACCCTCGCAACTGAGTGGTCAGACGCTGGAGTTGATGCTAATGCAACTGACTTTGGTTGGATTACACTGCATGCAGGTAAGATTTATGCAGGTAAACGCGCCACTAACATTGTACATTACTCCACCACAGCAGACCTCTCTGATTTACATGGAGACACCGCTGGGGATACAAATGAGATTGTCGTAGGGGTTGGTGCTGTGCCCATTAAACGAGCCATCGAATACATCTCAGCATTGTACCTTGCTCGGTCCGATGGACTATGGCAACTAGGGGATGATAACATTGCCCGCAGAATGTTGGACTTCTCTTCCTCCATCTCTGACAACAATTTCCGTTCTATGGCTGTGCATAACGGCTATCTAGTATTCCCAATTCAAGACACCTTATATCAGTGGAACGGCTCTCGACTCTCCAACATTACACCCCAACGCATTACAGACACATTCCCGTACACAACCTATGGAAGATTTGATAACCTGCTGGCATCTGACGATTTCCTTTATTGCACCGCCAGAACCAACGAAGCAACCTACACCGAATCCCTCCTCTGCTTTGATGGGGTGGGGTGGCATAAAGTTTGTGACCTGATAACAGATGGCGTTGGAACCATCACTGCATTAGTTTATGATGCTGTAAATAAATGCCTCTGGTATCACTTGGATGGCGCCACCCAGATTACTTATTCCATCCCTCTACAGGAGAACTCCAGTTATCCCTATGCGGATTTTCCCATTACAGGTACTCACAGTATTATCACATCAAGGTGGGATATGGGATTCCGCAGGGTTTTGAAGAGCATGCCATCCCTCTTAGTTGAAGGAGATAACCTTACTGACACCCGCTACTTAACTGTGTATTACTCCATTGATGGCGGAGATTGGGTGGAATGGAAACAGATAACAGAAGATGGAATCACAGAAGTTACATTCCCTGGGGGTAAACACACTCAGGAGTTCTACTACATTCAACTGAAAGTAACGCTTACTTCGGGAACCTCTGCACAGTCCCCTATTCTCGAGGGTCTAACTCTTCGCTTCCTCATGCGCCCAGAGCTGGCACTTGGTTGGAGTTTCAACATCCCAACTGCTGACAACCTTGTATATGCGGGTCGAGAAGATTACAGAACAGCACAGGACTTGTGGGAAGACTTACTTGCAGCCCGAGACAGCAAAGCCCCAGTTGTATTTGAAGACCTTGATGGCAAGTCGTATTACATCTATCTGACATCGATTACCTCACAGGCAGTGGAACGACATGTAGATGAAGAGAACGGTGGCCATCGACAGGTGGAGAAAGTGACAGCTCTTAATCTGATAGAGGCGAAGTAATGGTTTATCGTCGCCCTAAGTTTGCACCTTCAGAAATAAATGTCTATCCCAGTCGAAGAACTAGGATAAGAATCCCGCAGAACCCGACACGGCCTTTACAGGTTAATTCGAAGGATTTGCTCAAACGGGAAGACATTCGACAGGACCCATCGTGGTTTGTTAAACACAAGAGGGGACCTCGCAGGCCGAAAGTTGGTGAAGATGTACTGGAAGCTCGAGCCGTTTCAAAGTATCAAGTTAAGGGAACCTTACCAGAAAGAATAGTGTACAAAGCCTTGGTGAACCTGATACACCTGACCCCTGGAGTTGATTTCGATTTCCAGAGCAGCCAGAGTGGGGGACGCATGGAACTTGGCGGCCTGGTGGCTGACTTCCTCTTTTTCTTTATGAAAATGGTGATACAGGTACAAGGCCCTACACACGCAGACTTCCTGAGAATCCGCAAAGATGAGGAGCAAAAGGCGATTCTCGAAGATATGGGCTACCGCGTCTTTGATATCGACATGGAAATGATATATAATGAATATAGGTTTGAAGAGTGGCTGCGACGACTGTTCAACCTCAACCTAGGCACAGCAAGCGGCGGAACCTCGCAGGTCTATTATGGAGACACCCTTGGCCCAGGAAATCAGTTAAATACAGGAGAAGAAGAAAGTGGAGACGAAAAGACGATGGGTAATATTCTTAATTTGTTGGACGATTGTTTTAACATTATGCGTGGGAGGTATTAGGATGGCAACCCTTGACCAGATTCACGATAAAGTAGAGCAACTCCGGGGGGAGTTAGCCGTTGCTATTGCAGCCCAGAAACTAAGCCCCAAACAGATTACAATCGTGAATGGATTGTCTGACATTAATAATAGTCTCGGTTCCGTAAGGGCCGGAGAATTTCTCGCACTCTCAAGTGGTGAGGACCCTCAGGATTCCAATGGAACTGGTACTTTCATCTCAGCCCAGGGCAGGACATTTGGAAGTAAACTCTATCATATCGGTGGAGTATTAAATAGTGATTTGAAATGGGGAGCAAACGCCCTGACAGGTGAACTCGAAGCGGGAGATGGGGCAGTTAATCTAACCGCTAACGGCCTATCCCTTTACGACGGGGCAACTGAGATTGGCAGATTCGGAAACCTTGCCGGATTCTTATCCTATCCCGCATCTCCGGCAGTTTATGGGATGGCCATGGGAGATTCTGATCAATACATGACCTATGATCCCACAAATGGTTTGAAAGTTTATGGGGCCTTGGTATCTGATAGGGAAATCCTAACGGCCAATCG